GAAGCAAATAAGATTAAAGGCGTAGATACAGAAGCACAAAAAGCTACCATTGACAACCTGATAGCACAAACCTCAAACGAAAAAATAAAAAGAGGGCTAATATTAGGACAAATCAGAGTAGCAGATGCCGAAGAAGAACTCAAGAGAAATACCGCAGATTGGACGAAGGAAAAAGCCGAAGAAACACGCTGGAATGTTAAAAGCCTCAAAAAAGGAATTGACAAACTAACAGCGGAAATTAACGGAGTAGAACTCGACAATGACCTAAAAAGAAGAACGATTGACAACAAAGTGAAAGAGAGTTCCCTAACACTCCAAAATCTAATGGCTGAAATATTACTCAAAGGAAGCGAACGAAAAGTCAACGAAGAACAGGCAAAAGCAATTCCAGCGGAAATATTACAAGGGTGGGAAAAACTTGTCAAAGAAGGAAAAGAACTCATTATCGAAAGAGAAAAGATGGAAGCCTATACACAGGATATAATAAACAGATACGAACTAGGTAAAAAAGGTCTAGATATCGAAGAACAAAAACTCATCAAAGATATTGTACTAGGAATGTTAGAAATAGCATCCAAGGGAGCAGGAGCAGCCATAGGCGCAAAAGTGGGCAAAACAGGTCTTCAATAACTATGTGTCTATATCCTAAACTCATACCAAATAAGCGGTACCTACCAACAAAAAAAAATGGTGGAGTACCGCCTGTTTGCCCTGATGAAAGACTACGTTATGTAACAGCGGCATGTGGAGACTGCTATGAATGTAGAAAACAAAAGCAAAGACAATGGGTGGTAAGAATGTCAGAAGAAAACAGGCAAACACCAAACGCCTACTTTCTAACACTGACAATCGATGATAAATCATACAAGCAAATAAGCAAAAAATACAAGTTAAAAGATAATAATGACATCGCAACAAAAGCTATAAGACTGTGTCTAGAAAGAGTACGAAAATTAACCGGAAAATCCGTAAAACATTGGTTTATTACAGAACTAGGGCACGAAAAAACAGAAAGATTACATCTTCACGGAATAGTATGGGGTCTAGGTAACGACAAAAAAATAACAGACAATTGGAAATACGGAATCACATTCACAGGATATTTCGTAAACGAAAAAACAATCAACTATATAACAAAATACATGTTAAAAATTGACGAAAAGCACCCAAAATTCAGAGGAAAAGTGCTTTGTTCGGCAGGAATAGGGGCAGGATACCTCAAGCGAGAGGATGCCAAAAGGCATGTATACAAACAAGGTGAAACAAACGAATCATACCGAATGAGAAATGGTGGAAAACTCAACCTACCAATTTATTACAGAAACAAAATATTTACAGAAGAAGAACGTGAAAAACTATTCCTAGACAAAATCGAAAAAGGAATTGTATACGTACTAGGCATAAAAATAGACCTAAAAACCGAAGAATCACGATATATGGGCGTACTCATGAGTGAAAGAGAACGATGTGAAAGAATATATTACGACAATCCAAAAGATTGGGATAGAAGAAAATATCTTAACAGGATAAGAAAACAAAGACAGTGGGAAGAATCTAAAGCGAATATAATCGCCGAGAAATTAAAAGAAAAAGAGAGAAAAAGTGAAAATCGATTCAATAACGACATCGATTTATTTGCCAATCTATATCATAACGACCACTTCTATACATAAGCTACACTATGACACAGCCAGCAACACAACTGTGTTTTAATCAAACTACTTTGTATTCAACACCTCGAGGCCGGGTGGCCAAGGGTGTATAACGGGAGGGTGAGGTATGCCTTAATCCGGGAGACAGCTACCTTAAGACCTGGATAAGGAAGTGACGTGCACCCGACCTACGGTCGTGGTGTGCGACTTCGTCGATATCAAGGTGCTAGTCGCTAAGGAGGGCTATGCGCCCTCTATTGCACCATCACCGTTCAAACGCCACGGAGGCTTAAAGATACTATTGTTAAACAAGGTTAAAAGCTTCGGAAAATTATCAGAGAACTTTGCAAAAACAAAAAATATAAGTATATTTGTAGTGTAATAAAAAACAAGGAGGTTATATGAAAACTAAAAAATTACAAACAAAAGATTTAAGAGCGTTAAGAGACCAAATGTACAATCTTATGCAAGATTCAATATTGAGTGAAAGCGAAAGGTATATTATACAATCAGCTGCACTAGTGTTATGTGATTTGATTAAATTGAAAAAGGGAGAATAATTCTCCCTTAATAAAATATATGTTATTATGAATAAATACACTTTAATATTTGAAAATGGCGATTCTATAAAAAAAATAGAAAAGTCAACCAAGGCAATATTACGTAACAACTACGAATCAATTACATGGTTAGAAGAAAACGACGCAAGAGTAAAAAAACTAATCAATAATGGATATTGGATAAAAACAATTATATGTATTAACTAAAAAAACAAAAAATTATGGCAGCAACAAAATTTACAGCAATTTACGTAAACAACGAAGGAAAAGTAATCGAAAGAGAAATTCCAGGTATGAATACTTACAAAATAGCAGAAAAATTCGCTATAATATTAAATAATCCAGAAGAAACCAAATTAGTATGTGTAATAGAAACATGGAAATTATATCCTAAAGAAAATGAAAAAACCGAAAAAGATTAGAAAATATGAAGCAGGGGGATATATTTTCGATACATTCAAAGAGCTAAAAAAATACGTGTACTTCAGCACATCAATAAAAATGAAAAAAATTTGTTACGAACTAGATGAAGATGTTATTACAAAAAAATATATCTTCACAAAACAAGAAAGGAGGTTAATATGTGAAAAAATTTATGACAAAGATGAAGAAGATTTAAAAGAATGGAATCAAAAACAACTTAAATTATTTTAAACATGAAAATAACCGGAAACCAATGGGTAGAAATTATTCGAGCTATATCTACGGCAATCATTGCTATAATTACGACCTTATGTGTGCAGTCGTGTACAATGAGTATGAGCATAGCGAAGAACAACAACAATGCAACGCAACAGACGGAGCAGAAAGCAACAGCAAGCGCTGACAGTGTAAAAATTAATATCAATCCTAAAAAACATTAAAAATGGAAAGAGAATTTAACGACATGAAAGACGTATTCAAAGTGCTACCAACAACACAAGAAGAAAAAGAATACATGATTGTGATTGGAAAACATTTAGCAACAACAGAAAAATTCCCAACACGCGAAGCAGCAGAAGAAAAAATCAACGCTGTAGACTGGAATCTAGTTGCAGCGATGATATATGCATGCAAAGAAGCGGACGAATACGAAAAAAAATTAAACGCTCTACAAAAAAAGAATATTAACAAATCTAAAAAAGAAAACTAACCATGGCAATACATAAAAATATTGGTAAAAACACCATAGGAGACAATAATAAAATGTCCGTAAGTCTACATGATTACAACATGTCGACACACGATTTATCAACAATCGTAAGAAACACACAAAGTCCGGGAACACTAGTTCCAAATCTATGCCTAGTAGCTCAAAAAGGAGATACATTTGATATCGACATCAATTCAAACGTACTTACACATCCAACAACGGGACCTTTGTTCGGTTCATTCAAACTAGAACATCACGTATATACGGGACCGGTAAGACTATATAATAGTTGGTTACACAATAACCGGACAAAAATTGGACTGAACATGGAGCAAGTAAAATTGCCACAAATGAAAGTGAAAATAAAAACATTGTCGGATAGTCCTTCAAATGAAGAAACACAATGGATACAAGTAAATCCAAGTTGCCTACTAACTTATCTAGGTATCAGAGGATACGCTAATACACCCAATAGCGGAGAAGGAGAAGTAAGTAAAAATGCACTGCCTATATTGACATATTTTGATATATTCAAAAATTACTACGCAAACACGCAGGAAGAAAATTTCTACATGATTGGAACATCTCCAAAACTAGCAATAACAATAGGCGGCATAAAGATAACAGACCCAGACAACATAACAACCACCGAAGGAGCAGTAAACAACGGTAGTTCAATAACCATATTACCAACAACACTAAAAGAAAACGAAATAAAATTCAGGGTAAAAACATCATTACAAGCAAGAGAACAAGTAATGACAACGGAACAACTAGGGGATATAGAAATAGTCAGTAGCAAATGGAAACTAACAACAAACCTAATACCAACGGGGCAAACATGGTATATAACAGCAGTATATACAACAAAAAGAACATCTCTGGAAAAATATCCGCTAGAAAACCTAGATACAATCAGAGATAAAATACTAATGAGACCGGGAGATATGGTACTTGACATATCAAACGAAAGCATGAGCGTTGCACCATTCACAAATTTTGCGAAAAGAGACAACCAAGATATTTTAAACACAGCCTTTACACAATATGGACTATGCCTAAAAACATACAACAGCGATATATATCAAAATTGGATTAACACCGAATGGATAGAAAGCGTAACCGGAATCAACGAAGCAAGTGCGGTGGATGTAAAAGACGGCAAACTATCCATGGACGCACTAAATTTAGCACAAAAAGTATACAATTTCCTAAACAGAATTGCAATAAGCGGAGGTACTTACAGAGATTGGCTGGAAACAGTATACACAGGCGGAAACTACATGGAAAGATGCGAAACTCCAATGTTTGAAGGAGGAGTAAGTCAGGAAATCGTATTCCAAGAAGTAATAAGCAACAGCGCAAGCCAAGACGAACCGCTAGGAACACTAGCGGGAAGAGGCGTAACAACGGGACGCCAAAAAGGTGGACACATCCGAATCAAAGTAACAGAACCATGTTATATAATGTGTATATGCTCAATCACGCCACGTATCGACTACGGACAGGGTAACACATGGGATACATATCTAAGCACTATGAATGATTGGCACAAACCAGCACTTGACGGAATTGGATACCAAGATTCATTAAACGGTGAAAGAGCATGGTGGACGGACCACATTAAAACCAACGGAGGACCATTAGTAAAAACAGCAGCCGGGAAAACTGTAGCGTGGATAAACTACATGACAAATGTAAACAGGACATTTGGCAACTTCGCGCCAGGAATGCCAGAAAGCTTCATGGTACTTAACCGAAATTATTCAATGAACAACGAAGGTCAAATAGAAGATTTAACAACTTATATTGACCCGGTAAAATTCAATTACATCTTTGCAGACACAAACCTAGACGCCATGAATTTTTGGGTACAAACAAAATTTGACATCAAAGTAAGACGTCTAATCAGTGCAAAACAGATTCCTAACCTATAAAAATTATAACATTATGAAATATTCAAAACCAACAAAAAACAACGGGAGACTAGAATCCATAGAAATTTATGAAGGCGAAAGCATTGAAACAAAATGCGCAAGAGTACTGGAAAGTGGTGAACCAATCACAGACACCGCACCAATAATCTATACAGCAAAAGAAGATGGAGTACTACCGGCATACAATATCCGTACAGACAGATTCGATATCGCAATGGACGCATACGATAAAATAACAAAAAATTCGGCAAAAAAGGAAATAGCACCTAAGCCGGAAAATTTCGGAAATGTACCTAATAAAACAGACGGAGGGTCACCAAGTGAAAACTAAACTGTTTGAAAAGGTATTTTCAAAGCCTTGTAGGTAACAAGCACTTCGGAGTATTGTCCGGTTAAATTACCGGATAATACACGAAAGTACGCACCTACAATTTAATATCAAGTAATATGAATATCGCTTTGAAACATCAAAGCGCGAAAATGTAAATAATTATGATAGGAGCAATAATGGGAATAGGAGGAGCTCTAATGGGAGCACTCAACGCAAATAGCGCAAGCAGCCAAAGTTGGCAAAAGCAACACCAACTAATGGAAATACAAGCTGAATTGAACAGGAAAAACGCCAAATTCAATACAGCCCAGGCAAAAGAAATGTGGAATTACACCAACTTTGAAAACCAAATGAAACACATAAAAGAAGCAGGACTAAGCCCGGGATTGATTTATGGAATGGGAGGACAAGGGGGTTCGACACAAGGAGCAGGAGCTGCAAACGGAGTAGGACTACCTCAAGACCAATCCGTAGGAATGGGTCTAAGAGCACAGGAAATCGGAGTAGAAATGGCAAACGCACTAAGTCAAATCAAACTTAACGAAAGCCAAGCAGACAAAAACAATGCCGAAGCAAATAAGATTAAAGGCGTAGATACAGAAGCACAAAAAGCTACCATTGACA